TGGTCTGTGGTGAAGTTGATGATAGTAGTTTGTCAGACAACGATTGTACAAGTTGTTGTATGGGTTCGCTATTATTGTGTGCGGTGGTATTTCAGGAGCGAAGTTTAAGTCGCTATCCGTTACGCTAGCGTTCATTGTCGAATAGTTATTCAAACACTTTACCGCTGTTTGAACCACACTATCTGAAACCTCATCGTACATATTCACGAAGAAGTCAGCGAAGTAATACAGGATGCGTGGTTTCGGTTGAACGAATTGTCCTTCTGCGTTCAAGAATTTAGGAACAACAACGTCTGTATTTTCAACAGGTGCGGAAGGCGTTGAGGCGAAAGCAAGTTCAACCTTTTCTTCACCTGTTGCGAACTCATTGATTACTTCGAAATCGTTTTCAGTTACTTCATAACGTCCGTACACGCGACCATTTTGAGTGTACAACGAATTAAAATAGTCTCCGTCTTCGCTGTATGTGAACGTGAACTTCGCCTTTTGTAGATCTGTTGTCGGATAATAAGTGATGTCTTTCGATAAGTCGAGTTTATGCGACCAATCAAGAGTGTTTCCGCTTGCTATGTATTCAACCATTGGTTCTATTCGAAGCGTGTTTGGAAGCGTCTTATCAGCAACGAAAACAAGGTTGAACATCTTTTGAATTGACGTTATGAAATCAATTTGCTTCATGTCTGGAGCGTTGTATTCCATTACAACCGTGTCACCTGTTAATGCTGTTCCAACGCTTACAAGTTCAATTCCTGTTCCTGTGTAGTCATTCGCTCCGTTTCCAATTATATCAACTGAATATGAAGGTGGTGTTGTTCCTATTTCATAAGTTGAGGCAACTTGTAATCTAACTCTAAAAGTATCACCTTCATTTAAGTTAACCGTCCAAAGAGTGTTTAAAGATGCTGAAGTTTCAGTTGCTAAATTTACAATATCCGTGTAAGGTGTATTTCCAAATGAATTCCAAGCATTGTTAACATAACCTCTTAAAATAACGCTGTAATAAGTAGCGGCATTGGTTGTAGTAACATCCAAATTTGCCCAAACTTTAAAAGAGAATTGACCGCTAAAAGGAGCAGTAAAAATACCACCACTCCAATTGTTTCCTGCGTCTTCGTATTCAGTTAAATTTGAATATAAATCATAAGTATATGAACCAACAACAAATGGAACTGAAGTAATTGTTGAAGGTACAGCCAAGGTACTTGCTAGGTCATTTAAACCGTTATTTGAATTTAAGTATTGACCGTTCACAAAAGGAACGTAAACATTTTCTAGTATGTCTCCTAAGTAATCGCTCGAATACTGCAACCCTGCATCGTTCATTATTTCATCGAACAAGTATTGCGCTTTCACAGCAGGTGTTAAATGTCCAACGTATAAAGGTTTGTAAAGCGGAGAAATAGGTGCTGTATTTGAATAGACAGGTTGACCTTCAACGTTAGTTGCAGTCAAATTGAACTTATCGCAAAGCGTTAAAATCGTGTGCGCGTTAGGTGGTGTTTCAGCATATTCATGAAGTAAATCGTAGTCCAAATCACCTGCGACAATCGATTCAATATCTTTAAGTTTCTTTTCATTTAGTAATCTTGCAAGGTTTGGTACTTCACCGAAGAATACAATCTCGAATTCGAACAACTTACCACTTTGCCAATACAACTTTTTCACCTGAATGTGACCGCTTGCGATGGGAATAGTGTTCACTGTCAACACCGCGTCAACTTTCTTTCGGAAGTCAAACCACCCGTCGAAGTTCACATTGAAGATAGCACCGAAAAAGTCCGTATTCGTCTTTGACGCTGGCACGCGAAACTCCTGCGAATAATTGCCAACAGAAGCGAAGTCGGTAATGTCGGTGAACTTATAGTTCAAGTGCATCTTTTCATTCTCGTAAAGGTCGAGAATTGCGCTGTTTCCGTTGCTATCGGTTAGCGTTAGTATTACTTCGTTCATCATAAGCCAACAGGTTGAGAGTATTTCAAGTTCAAAGTAACGTTGTATAATTTAGAATATCTTTCGTCCTTAATAACAAAGTTTTGAGTGTCAACTAAAACAGGTGTTTGTGTTCCGTCGTCGTTGATTATAAAAACGTCATTTGAACGACAAAGCGTTTGCAATAGGTTGAACTCTCCAACACTAACCCAATCGCTGTTTATTTGAAGTCCTTTCGTCGTTGTGACATAACGGTCGGTTATTCCCCTGTCGTAAGTATTGAAAGTAAACGATGAAGCGTTGTAACTTCCAACCACTTTTTGATATTGCTTACGATCGTAGTTGAACGACAGCTCCGACTTCTTCGTGAAGTTGAAGTAATCAGTACCCCCGCAAGTGTTCGTCCAACCCAGACGCACATTGTCAAAGCGACAATCGTCAGCGACAAGATAGAAACAATAAACACGTGAAGAAGGGGTGTAAATCGGGAAGGCTGTTTCTTTTCCAAGTTGAATAGTGTAATATTTTGCACCTGTTAAATCTAACCCACCCCACAAGTTGATGTTCGCGTAAAAAGCACCAATCACATTCACGATTGAACCGTTGCTTGCCATTGTCAAAAACTGCGTGTCAATGATTGTATCCGTGTCGTCGTAAGACGTGAAAACAGCAATGTCGAAATCGTTGTCTACAAGCAAAGCAGAAGACGAAGGAGCGTACATCACACCGTAGTCAGACAATCGCGTTGGAATATACACCCAATCAGAAGAAAGACCTCTTGCAGGTGCTTCGCTCCACTTGTGCGTGTCGGTTGTTCTTTCACTCATTAAATACTTCGTTGTTCCGTCTAACGCATAGCGTGTGTTCGGGTTTGGTTTGTAACCGTCTGCAACTTGATATTCAGCAAGGAACGCGTACACGTCGTCTATGTCAGCCATTCCGCTTCCGCTAACCGTGAACACTCCGTCAACGAGCCAACCTTCTTTAATCGTGCAAGAGATGAACGCGACGCTGCTGTTTTCCGTGTCCGCTGAGGTCGTTAAAAGTGAAGCGTCGTGTTGCAGTTGTTCACGAAAGATAGGTGCTAAATCCAACACCCCTTTGTTCGCTGCGTTGGGTTGTACGTTGACTTGGAACGAACCGAAGTCGAACACGAAACGAAAGCCTGCGTTCGCCACGTTCGTCGAAGATGCAACGATCATTAAGCGTTGACCTATTGGTGTGTATTCGTATGGTTGGTCGTTTATTGTAATTGCCATTATATGTCTTTTATTTGATTTTCTATTGTTGCTGAAAAGTCCTTTCCGTATGCTTCAACTATCTTCGCTTCGTATTCGTCCCAAATGTTTTCGTATGCGTAGTCAAACGCTTTCCATCCCTTTATTCCGTCGCGACGAACTTTGAACATTATAAGTTTTGCAACCTGTTGTTTTAGTTCCTCCGTTGACTTCTTAAACTTCCCACTTGACTTATCGCGAAGGCGAATACCTTTTATTGTCATCCAATCGTAAATCGCTTTCTGCATTGGTGACATTTGACCTTTCGCGGGTTTGCTTCCAGAACCACGTTTGAATGAATAAGGCGCACCTTGCGATTTCTGCGTTCCATTCACACCGTCTTCACGAAAGAGAAAGTATTTATTCGCCTTCCCCTTTGCATAGACTGAAACATTGATGTTTTGTCCTTTGATTTGTAGTCTATATTTCAAAGACTTTTCGAGCGTACCACTTGCCACCGCGTTAGTGAAGTTCTTGCCGACCTTTCGCTTCATGCGATAGTCGGATTGCATCAACTCGACAAAGCGTTTAGCCATATCGTTCACGACAGCGAAGAAGTTGGGTGCGCTCTGTTCGTTAGGCATCTTTCTCTTGTTCCTCTTTTATCTTGTTGAAGAATTGGATTAGTGGCAAGCCAAATTTGACAGGCATTTCTTGAATGAAAGCGTCTAACTGCTTCAAATGTTCCTCTGTTAGTTGCATATTAGAAAGATAAAATTGTAACACCTATTGCGTTTGCTACGCATTGCTCCACCCACGAATTATCTTCACCCCACGCTGCGAACTCTTGCTCGGTCAATGTGTAGTTACCATTGCTTAAAACCTTCGAAGGCACTTCTTCTGTAGCTTCTGATTTTAACTCATAATAAGTAGTGCAAGTGGTTGCGCTTGTTTCGAAGTTGAGAATGAGCACGCTCATCTCTGTTGCTGTCCCTGCGTTTAGAGGGAAAGTGATTGGTTGAATTTTAGCCATTGTTTATTTGTTTGTTATACTATTTTTACTGTTCCTGCATCGTTCCACAAAGCACCCGTTGGAAGTCCTGCGCTTGACGTTGGAAGGTTACCAAACACTATGTTTCCTCGTGCCGTTTCAATTGCTCTGAAATTAGCCGCTGCTGTTAGCGTTGGATTGACATAAAGACCTCTCGTTATTCCACTTGCGCCTCCTGTTTGATTGATTGTTTGTTGAAGCGTCAAAGCGTTTACCACTCCTGTTCCACTTGTTGGTGCAAAGGTGTGTGTTATTCTTTGCGTGTCGTGCGTAGAAGCCGCAAGTGTTAAATTAGTTTCAGGCTTAACAATTAAAACCTGAGCTTTATTTGTAATCGCTTGAATTAAAATTTGTGTGCTATCAGCCCAGTTCGCTTGAATTGTTAAATTTTGATTTTGCGTTGGTGTTATAAGATTGCATCTTAAATCAGCACTCACTGTTGTTGTTTGAGCAAATCTCGCCGTCCCATTCACATCGAGCTTGAAACCTGCGTCTGTTGTTGTGTTGATGAGAAAATTACCACTTGATGCTACAAATCTTGCTATTTCAGTCGAATTATCTACATTTGAATTGCCAGAATAAAAACGAATGTGAGCATTTGCTCCGTTTGTTGTTCTTAAAGCTACTCCTCCTGAGGCACCTACTAAATTAACTTGAGAAGGTTGATATGTGCCATAACTAAATGTAGATCCTCCAGCTAAAAATGTTCCGTTAGAAGTTCCTGAAGCGTCTGTAAATTGAATTATTTGAGCTGATGCCGAATTCGACGAAATTCTTAAAATACCATTTGAGCCTATTGCAGTTTCAGCTATATGTATTTTTGTGCTTGGACTTGCCGTACCAATACCCAACCTTGAATTTGTATTATCCCAAAAGAAGTTAGCACTCTCTTGAAGTACATTGCCAGTTCCTTCGAACAATACTCGCCCAACAGTACCGCTTGTTATTGGTGTAGTGCCTACTGCTAAAGATGCGCTTGCGCTAATTGTCCAAGACCTATTCGCGCTTAAATCATAAGACGTGCCGTTGATCGTGAGCGTTCGCGTTTCGGGTACTGGCGTGTAACCTAAAGCCGTTGCAACCGTCTTGTTTTTCCAAAGGCTTGTTGAACTTTCGTAAGTCAACACTTCGTTATTCGCAGGTGAACTGATATACACGTTGTGCAATTCGTCCAACTCCCAACCGTTCATAACCTTGACGTAAATCGAACCATTGTTCGCGTGAGCGTACTCAACATACCCCACGACAACGATGTGTCCTGTTGCGCCTGTTGGCTTTATATTCGTCAACGCACCCGCTGTTGTTGGTGACAAATACAACACATCTCCGTCAACCCACGTTTCACCTTGAAGACTTCCCGTTGTATTGATATTTTCAAGTTGTCCAACAGTTAGGATAAACCCTTCTTGATTTGTCGCAATGGTCTCTGTAACTATTCCAATAGTATCTGCGCTGTTTGTGTCGTTGTTCGCTTGTGCTAACGCAACCGCCAAACGTCCACCTTGCGCACCACTAATTCTTACCGCCTGATACGCCGCCTTCGTTAGCGTCGTGTTTGGTGTTACTTTGTTCACTATTCGAGCAACTAAGTCAACGCCGTTCTTTAAAGAAACATTACCGCCCTTCAACAGCGTTTGTGAACTTCCTATTGTGTTGTTCCATTCCGTTGCACCCACAACGTAACCTGCGCCCGAAGGACTAACGTTCAACGCTATGTGGTCGGCTGTTAAGTTATGCGTTCCCAAATCAACGTCTGTCGTTGCTCCTGTGTATGGAACAAAACCGCTCACGTCTGGAATGGTTGGCTTGTTGTCTAGGTCGTTGTAATCATTTGAGAAAGCAACCGCTCCTAAATCGGCTGTGTTTGCCTTCAACAAGATTTCTTCTTGAAGATCGTCAATGGCCGCTTCAATGTCGATTATCGTTTGACACGTTGGAAGCGTCACGCAAGTAAGACCTACTTCGTCGGTCAAAAGATACCAACCACGCACCCCTTCGTCGTTCGTTCCGTAGTAGTAATTCGGAGCAGGCTCTGCTTCGTCATTTACAAGGCTAACATTCCCGTTTTCGTCGCGTGTGATGCTGTCAATGAAGGTCAAGATTGAACCCGTGCCACCTGTTGAACTTTCGAAGAAATCATTCCATTCAGCAGGGATAGAACACGCGTCCCAATAATAAGGAACGAGCAAATCTAAACTAACCGTCCAACCTGTCAACGTGTGTTGAAACTCTTCAAGGAATGGCTCTAACGAAACATTTTGAACCGTGATTAAGTCACCGAACAAAACACGGTGGTTTGTAATCTCGGCAATTAAATCTTCTGCAATTCTTTGAAGATCGGATAATGCTTCGCGTTGGTATTCGCTCTTGTCTTCTTTGTCGCGTGGTAAATCAGCAAGGACAATCTGAAAACTGAACGTCTTCATCCCCTGTGAATAAGTCACGTTTGAAGGGATAACGTGCATGAAGGGATATTCACCAAACTTTTCAAGGTCAGAAACCTCAATCTGTCCGTGTGAAAATCGCTTTAAAATAAAATGCCCAGAAGCAAATGCTTTGAACCTATCGATTAGCGCGTTGTAACTTTGAATGTTGGACATAGTTGTAGTCTATTAAGTAAGTCATAAATGTAAATATACTCCACGCGCTTTTTTCCGTAATTGCGTCCAATTTTGTTATGTCACGCCCACACGCTTCCATGAATAAGTGATACCAACCGTACCTTCCTAACACTTGATTTAGGTTGTCTCTGTCTTCAATTGATCCGTCAATTCCTGCGTCAACTTCTTCACCTCTGTCTCCAAATAATCGAGCGAAGTGTTGCTTAGTTCTTTGAGCAAAGTCGAAAAAAAAAGCATCGCACCATTGAATTGTTCGAGCGTCATCTGCTCCACAAGTTCCTCACTCATTGCTCTTTTCGTGCTGTTGTATTCTTCGATTAAGTATTTCGAACCGACGCGCTTAACGATAGGTCTGTAAAGGACGCTCATAATCTTTACAATGTTTTCTTCTACGTTAGCAGCCCACGTTGAGATATCTGCGTATTCACCAAGTGAGATTTCGTAAAGGTTGGGAATAAACCCGAAGTCAGTGTCCTTGACAGTTATCGTCTCAAAGAACTTCGCACTCTCGTTTAACAACGTGTCGTCGAACGCAGCGAGTAAGGTAGGCACGTGTTGCATAGGTATCTTCTGCACCTCTTCTTTCGATAGGTTAGATACTGCTACCAACTTGTCAGCGTCTGACTTTGCTGTCTTGAACTCTTTGTACTGCTTCAGCGAGATGCTCGCGTAGTCGGCAGGGATTGAAACTCTTATGCTCATATTCTTGTTTTAAGATCCGCAATAAAGACAACCTTCGTCGTCGTCGTCGATAGTGTTCGCTTCATTGTATATTCTGATTGCTTCCATCTCTATTTGTTCCTTCGTCCACTCTGGATTGAAAGCGCGTATCTGTGATTTCAAAAAGTTTAATTTGTTATCGCTCATTTTATACTATTAGTTGTTCAACCTCGATATTGTGTTCTGTCATTAGTCCGCGAATGTATTCAAAGACTTCTTCAATTCCTTCTTGATATGCACCTTCTTGGCGTTCGTTGTACTTGGTGAACTTGCGGTAGCCGTTCATCTGTAACTCCCAAAGCATTGAAGCCATATCAAGAGCTTTAATCATTCGCGTGTATTCAAAACGATCGTCTAAGTCGTTAAGGTCAAAAGTTAAAGTAGCTGTACTCATAACTTGTCGTTGATTATTATTTGTACCGGTGCTTCGCTGTCTCCAGCGTGAACTGTTCGCGCTTGTTTAGGTTTGAAGTATTCAAGCATTGTAAGGTAGTAGTGTAAATAGTCTTCGTCGTCCATAGCGTGAAGGACAGTCATTGCCCTCTCCGCTCCTTGTGTTACAACGTATTCACCAAGTTGTTGCCACATCTCCGTCTTCTTGCTTACTGCTCCCTTAGGCTTCAAACCACCGTGTCCTTTCTTTAATCGTCCTTGTTCGTCCCTTTCCATAATTGACAATAATTTATTGTGCTAAAATGTAAATATAAGAACTACCCTAATTTTCCTTTGTAATGGTTAATAAGTTGCTCCATTTTCGAATCGTAGTATTTCGAGAATGTTTTGAAGCCGTCGTTGTCTTGTTCGAATAGTCTGAATAGAACACCCCTCAGACGTTGTGAAGGCTTCTTTAACGTATCTTCAAGTTCACTCTTAAGACTTTCTACTGCGTCGAGTTCTTCGCGCTTAAAATCTTCATCTTTGAAGGCAAGATAACCGAATTGATTTGCGATAGTGAATAGTTCTGACGCTTGAGCAGGTGAAAGTTCATTCGTTCCAAAGGTTAGTTTGAGCGTCTTGTCCTTTCGCGTACCTACTGCTTCAAGTTGAGCTGGTATGATTATCATTGAAACATTTTTATTTGTGCGGTGTGGTTGTTTATTCGTTGCATTGCTTTGTCGAAGTATTCTTTGTCAAGTTCACAAGCGGTTAAGTCGAAGCCGTAGTCGTGGCACGCTATCGCGATTGAGCCACTACCCAAGTGAGTGTCGAGTATTTTATCGCCTTCCTTCGCGTATTTATCTAAAAGCCATTTGTAAAGATCAACTGGTTTTTGTGTGGGATGTATTCGTGTTTCTTTGTTTTTCATATCTTGTTGATATGCTCCGTGCCATAAAATTGAAACGTAATCTACACCATAACCAAAAGATTTGAATGCAATTTCTCCATTTGAAGAAGAATAATTAGTTTGATTTTTATGCCAAACTAAACAACCGCCTTTCAATCCAAAATAATTAGCACCCCAAATAATTTGATTTTTTGAAACTCTAAAAAGTTCATTAAAGTATCCCTTAGTTGGAATTAAATTATCCCAATTTTTTTGCGTGTAATTAGTTCTTTTACTTCCTGATTTTTTTGTTTTCAAATTAAATCTTTTGTCATTACTAGCACCTATTCCATAGGGTGGGTCAACTATTGCTAAATCAAAGTAGTTATCTGGATACCTTGACATTAAGTCCATATTATCTTCGTTGGTTATGTTGAGCATATTGTTACTTCTTAAATTCAAAAAACACTCACTATACTAATTACTCCCGAGAATAGATCTTGAGCTAAGTGAGAGATAGAAGTATCCAAGCACACTAATTTCTTAATGTGTTGGACTCTCACTTTGCGATAATTACTCTGTCGAATGAGTCTCTCGCTGTCGTGTC